TTCAACGCCCCCGATATTGGTGGTCTCGAAGGTCATGTTGAGCGAGGGAGCGCCCATGCCGCCGCCGGCACCTGAGTTCATTGCCTCACGCAGACCGCTGGCTTCAACCCCAAGGCGGCCATTGGCGGAGCGACGCAGGGGCATGATCGCCTCTGGCCCAGCTTCACCCATCACACCTGCGCGAAGTGCGCCCCCATCTGCAAACCTGAAAAGGGTGGGCGAGGAGACGACGGAATTGGTAAACATTCCGCCACCGGCAAAACCGGCTACTCCATTTGCAAAATAACCACCATTCGCAAACTTATACCCAAATGCACCAGCAAGACTTGAGAATATCCCCTGTGGATTGCCGACACCCCCTCCAAGCGCACCAAGCAGTTGCGCAATTCCTTGCATAATCAGCATCTTGCCAATCGTTTGCAGCAGATCCCCGCCAAGCTCTTTTAATGCGTCGCCGAAGTTCTTTGTTTTATCAACAGCCGCATCAAGCGCACCGCCAACAGTGCTTGCAAAAGCGCCAGCAATTCCATTAAGCAGCTCTTGCTGCATCTGTTGCTCAACTGTTAGCTGCTTGTACCTTGCAGTTAATTCATCGACAATTGCAGCTTGATTAAGGAGAGTTTTGGCTTTGTCACTCTCTAAGTCAATTCCTTGCTTGGCAAGTAAAAGTTTCACTTTGTCAACTTCAAGAAGTTCGCCATTGATCTGTGCAACCCCTTGAATAGCAATTTTCAACTCTTCTTCTTTTGCTATTAAATCTTCTAGCGCTTGGATCTGAGTATTAGCCGCTTGCGCTTGATTGATAAGATTGATGATTTTATATCTGCCATCTTCAAACTGAAGTAATTCTCTTAATTTTTGAGCGAGTGGCGATGTTTTGTCTTTTTGTTCCGCAAGTTTAGCGTTAATTGCTGTAATTAAGTTTACCTGTGCAGCGAGATCTTTTGAGCGCGCACCACCGCCAAGATCAAATTCCGTAAACAAAAGATCGGCTTGTTGAATTTGCTTGTCTAGGGATTCGGTTATACCCAAAAGCGCGCTTTCACTATTGATAGAACGAATTTGATCCTGAACCCCCTGAAGTGCCTGCTGAAGGCGAATACCAGAGCTAACCGCCTGATCAATGCCAGATGTGCCAACTGAGCCACCTCCAACGGTTCCAGTCGGAACGCCCGTAAGCTTGGCTGGCGCAGAGATATTGCTAATATCTTTTTGTCCTTGCTGAATAATATCAAGTTGCGCCTGGTAGATATTTGCAACACTTTGCGCATATCTTACCTGCTCTACGTCTTTCGACTGCTTTGCTGCCTCAAGATTTTTGTTGGCAGTGTCTAGCTGCTGCTTTGTAATTATTTCGTTATTCTTGAGCTGAAGCTCTGCAATTCGCTTTTCAAGCGTGAAGCGATTTTGATCGTACTCTTCATTTCTCCTTCTGACGTTCAAGTTAATGTCGTCAACGCGACGAGCTGTTTCCTCGTTCAACTTTGCAACTTGATTGGCGATCTCAACTTTGTATTTTTCTGTTTCTATCGCCGTGTTTTGAATTTGTAGCTCTAGATTTGCTCTCTGAGCTGCGCCTTCGTTTTGGATTTGAGTGATTGACTCGACAGCATCAAGTACTTTTTCGGTTGTTTGTCCAGCTAACGTATCTGAAAAGATTCCACGAAATTCACGATTGGCTTCTTTTAATTTTTGCAGCTCAAGATCAGCCGTAGCAACTCTTATGTCAAGCTCAAGTTGGGCATTTTTCTTTCTTTCTTCTGCAATTTTATCTTCAACTTGTTTACGAATATTTCCAATGCTTTCCTCGTAAGAGCGAACGAGATCAGCACGCTGCTTGTCAAGATCTTGTTGTTCACGTGCAGCCGAGCGAACTTGATCTTTTATAGACTTGCTTATATCAATTGCCTCAAGCTGCTTTTGAAGCGCATTGATCTCGGAGTCAATGCGCTGCTTCGGATCAATTTTAATATTACCTTTAAGCTGAAGAGGCTGCCACTTATCTATAATATCTTGCAGCGCACCCTGCTGCTCTAGCATTCCAATCTCTGATTCCGTTGGAGCGCTTGGGGCGAAGAATCCGCGTTGAATCCCTCTCTCTTTCAGGCGTCCTAAAATTTCTTGATTAAACTGCCCCGCCTGTTGCTCATTAAGGTTTGAGCGCAGAAGCTTAACTCTTCCTGCTGCGGCAGCCTGTCCAGCAATATCGGCGAAAAAGCCAATTACAGCGGAGAGCGGCCCCGCTGCAACGGCTTGCATTTGCTGCCCAAGCTCAGCGAATGCCCTATTTAGGCGATCACTTTCAGTGCCAAGTATTTTTAAGTTTTGAACTCCATTAACTCCAAGCTTTTTGATTGACTCTTCTTGAATCAAAGCAGAAGCTGTAGCAGTATCTCCGTATTCAATTGTTTTTTTGATTGTATTTTCAAGTGCTTTAGATGAGAAAAATGATTTTTCTGTTAATTTATCAAAATTCTCAACTGGTTTTTGAAGGGCGGCGCCGAGTTCAGTTGCGCTCTGAACTGCGGTATCAAACGCTGTGCCCAGCGCAGTACCAACCAATGACAAACCAAAGCCAAGGCCGCCGCCAGCGAAGCCACCAGCAAAGCCACCAACGCCACCACCGACAGCAGCTCCAACGCCCTGCCCAAACAGAAGTGGGAATGCGCCACCAATCAAGCCCTCACTGAGCCCTCTGGCGGTCCTGGGGCCAAATTGGCGAGTCAGGAAACCTGCTTCAGGGGCGCGACGCTCAATCTGACGACCAATCTGCCCAATCGTTTCACGGAGTTGGTTGTCAAGGCGATCAAATCCTTCAGTCGTTGGGCCAAGAACAGCACGAAGCTCAGAGGCTGCGGCGGATAACGCTTCAAGCTCACGCGTGGAAACACGAGAAATATCGGCGATTGCATCAAAACCAAGAAGCTGTGCAACCTGACTTGGAGCGCCACCATCAGCAGCACCACCGCCACCGATAGGGCGACCACCGCCACCACCAAATCCACCAAAAGAACCACGAACAGCAGAGGAGATTCTGCTAAATAAATCATTAATTGAATCGCCAAGACTTCTTGGACCAGCCGAAGGAAGAGAAATCTGTCCAGCGCCAAAAGCACCTTCTGCCATCACGGCACGCCCACGCTCCTCGGACCTGCGATATGCCTCGGCAATTCGTCCTTCTCTGCTTGATGGTGGAAGAGCGCCAGCAACTCTTGCACCAGTCAACAGCTTTTGCTGAGTATCAAGTTTTTTAGTTTCAGCGACAACCTTATTGATAAATTCACGATAATCACCAACGGCACCAATCCAAGGATTTGGAGTGCGAATTGTGCGGAAGTAATCCGCAAAAGCACTTGTGATTACTTTTTCTAGCTCACCGGACCCCATCATCCTCTGTGTAGGCATGAAGGACGGGAGTTCCGATGCAAGCGCGCGACGATTTGCGGCACCAACTAAATCAGTCGTAATCCGAGAATTTGGAAGCGCCTTAAGAAGATTGCTAAAAATTTCTGGTTGAGTTGTTAGCTCAGCTATTTGCTTCTTAAAATCCAACATCATATTGTTGAATTCTTGCGTTGCACCTTCTGTGCCACGACCAAAGCCTTGAGCTTCACGGAACGGGCGGAATCCACGCGATGGACGCTCGGTAAACTCAAATCCTCTACCGGTCGCACGAAGCTCTTTTACATTTCTAAGCAGAGTTTGCTCACCAAAAGCCTTATCTGTCGCAGCTTGAATCCTTGGGTAGGATTTCTGCATTTCTACAATATATGTATTTATAAGGTTCTGCACCAGCTCAATCATGAAGCGAGACGGACTGGCGATGCCGAATACATCTTTGATTGCCTGAGCCGCAGCAGTCGCAAACGACTTTGCTGATGCCGCTGCCCCAGATGCACCCTTTTTCAGGTTGCCGGCAAATGTATTAGCAATGTTTTCGGCTGCATTTCCTGCAGCAGGACCACCTTTATTGAACTCACGCACAATTTGATCAATTGCCTGCGCAGGTGAGACACCACCCAAGAAGGCTTGACGTGCACCACGAGCTTCCTGAAGCCCAGCAAGCGCTTGTTCAAGACCAGATCCAGCGGCTGCGCCACCACCAGTCTTTTGTGCAATTCTTTCCTGCGCTGCCTTCCATTTTGGACTGCCAGCCATTGTTGCAGTGCCAAGAATAGGCGACGAAGGAAATCCTTTCTGTGCTTCTTTTAATGCTCTATCGGCTGCCCTTTCTGTAGCTCGTGCAGCGCTTTCAAGCTTTTGCCTTGCTGACTCTTGGGCAATTTTCCACCTTGGACTGCCTTCAATCGTCGCACTACCAAGAATGGGAGACGAAGGAAATCCTTTCTGCGCCTCCTTAAGAGCTTTGTTGGCTGCTCTTTCGGCAGCAGACGCAAGTTGTTGTTGAATCTTTGCCGCACGCTCTTCAGCTCTGCGTTGGGCTGCAGCACGCCTTTCCGCTGCGACACGATTTCGCTCCTGGGCAGCAATAGCTCTAGGACTACCCGCCATTGTGGCAGTGCCCATAATTGGCGAGGATGGAAATCCTTTCTGCGATTCCCTGAGAATTCTGTCAGCTTCTTTATTTGCAGCATTCTCAGCGGCTTTTGCTGATCTTTCTTGCGCACGCAGAGCCCGCTCTGCCGCAGATCTTGCTTTCTCTTGGGCCGCGAGAAACTTCGGGCTCCCAAGCATTGTTGCGGTACCGCGAATAGGCGAAGCAGCAAATCCGCGCTGAGATTGTTTAAGCGCAATTTCTTGAGCTCTTTGCTGTGCGGCAATAGCTTTGGGACTGCCAGGAAAATTTACTCCGCCAAGGATCGGCGAACTTGGTGCAATTTTTGCAACTCTTTGTTGCTCAACTAACTGATCTTTGAGTAGCTTTAGCTGATTTCTAAGCGCGGCTTCATACTGCTGTGCCTTTTTTAATTGATTACTGCCAGCTACTTCCTCAAAATTAGAAAGGGTCTTTCTTGCTCGATCGGTCTTAAGTCCAAATGCTTCGTATCTTGCGATCTCTTTGCTAAAAGCAAAAAGTCTACGCTGATTTGTTGTTCTGCGCTCGGAAATTCTATTTATCTCGTTATCATACTCAATAATTCTTCCAAGCTCAGTAGCAATTGCCTGAACACCAGTAGCACTTTTTCTATCCTTAAAAAACTTAAATCCTTCTTCTATGTCTTTAATTTGATCGGCAAACTGCTTTTGATTCGCAACACTTGTACGAGAAAGCTGCCTTTGCCTTCTTTCATATAAGTCAACCGCAGCATTCAGCTTGCTTTGCTTGACGATACTACGCTCTTGCTCTTTAATTTGCTGCTTTGAAACAGAAACTACTCTTTCAAGCTCATCAGCTTGCTGTCTAACGAAATTCGCCGCCGCCTGCGAGCCACTAAATTTCTTTTTTGTCTCAAGATCTCCAACTGTTTTGTATAAATTATCAATCTTTTTTTGAATACGGTTTAACGCAGCCTCGCCCTGAACTACAAGATTAATAATCGCCTCGTAGCTAGCCACGTTGTTCGACCTAGACTTGCTGGCAGTCTACTCAGACACGAAAAAGCCGCCCTGAAGGCGGCTGCTGTACAATTTTGGTGCCTTGGCGGTGTGACGACCCCAAGGCGTGACCAGCTCACCCAACTGAACTGATGAAAGACACTGTACCACCTGTTGGCGCCGTTTTTGAACGTTTAACAGTCCTGGGAGAGGGTAAGGAATATAGGCACTGGCTATGTCGTTGTAAGTGCGGTAACGAAAAGGAAATTGACAGATACGCAGTGCTTAATGGCGCTACAAAAAGTTGTGGATGCCTACAGAGAGAGAATGCCTCAAAAAAGATGTTAAAACATAAAAGATCGAGCGATCCAATTTACAAGATATGGACTGCGATGAAAGAACGCTGTCAAAATCCAAACTGCAATGGCTACGAACTTTATGGTGGCAGAGGAATTCAGGTATGCGAAAGATGGCAAAAATTTGAAAACTTTTACACAGACATGGGGGACAGGCCAGATGGAAAAAGCTTGGACAGGATTAACAATGACGGTCCCTATGCACCCTGGAACTGCGAATGGAGAGATAATAAAATACAAAGCAGAAACAAAAGAAGTAATGTATGGCTTGAATATGACGGAAGACGACAAGTAATAAAAGACTGGGCCAAGGAAGTTGGACTACACGAAACAACAATTTCGTATAGACTTCAACAGGGGTGGACAATTGAAGAAGCAATAATGACGCCAAAATGGACAAAAAAGAGGAGGTCTAGCGCCCCCTCTTGATCTTTTCAATTTCCTTCTCCTGTCGCTTATTCTTAATTGAAAAATAAGCAATCCAAAGAAGCATCTCCTCGTCTGTGACCTTGCTTTTTAGCTCAAACAGTGTACAGCCGAGGGTTTCTGCAAGAGCGAGCTGGAAGTAGAGCCTGTTATCAGACTCAAGCTCTTGCTCAATCGCTTTTGGAATCGGGCTCTGCATCCTCCGAGCCACGAGGGCGAAGGACGCAAAGAATCAGTTTCTGCAGGTCTTCGTCTTCAATTTCTTGCCTCAGAACAGGTGCATCGCCCGGCTTGAAAAGCCGCTCACCATTTTCATCAATCGCCTTCCTAAGAAGAAGCTGCATTGCAAAATCATTTGCACTATCAGATTTTGCATCCTTCTGAGCCTTCTCGCGCTCAGCGGCGGTCAGGGGAGTGGCGTAAAATACAAACTCACTGCCGTCTACAAGCTCAACAACTTGCTTAATTGGCTCAAAATTAGCAGCTTTGCGAAGGCGGTCAATCGCCCTCATCGGGGCAGAAGGCGCAGAAGAAGGGGTGGTGGCCATAAAGAAACCTTGGTCAGTTCGGATTGTAGATCAAGTATGCGTTTAAGGCAATCAGCGAGAGATCTCCTCAAAGTCCATCGAGGCAACGACTTGATCATCAGCCCCGTCAGAAGCAACAACAAGAGTTAACTCGTATGCAGTGGAAGTGAAGTAGTCTCTTTCCAGTTGAAACTTGAACAAAGCTTCTTTCAGGATGTCAACACTTGCCCCGCTCTGATTGGTTGAACTGAAAAATCCACTCGCAAGAATCCTACCATCAGAATAAGA